CGGGAGCGCCCCATCCGGCCACGGAGTCGTTGTAGGTGATGGCACGGGGCATTGTATAGAGTCCGCCAGTCTGCGGAGCCGCCTGCCGGAACGTCGCGGACACGGTGTACGTCTGGCCAGCTACAAACGGCCCAAGTCCGCTCGAGGCGGAGCCAGCTACTGCCGCTGCGGTGTTGTTGCTCGAGCCCAGTGGGGTGATCCGGAGAGAGTGTCCTCTAGAGTTGTTCCAGCTCACGGACTGGGTGCACGCCGCGAGGTTCGTACCAGTGTTCGCCGAGCTGGTCGTCGCAGCGGTCGGGGCAACCATGTTCGACGTCGAGGCGTTCGCCGTGGACGACCAAGAGTAGCTGTAGTCGGCGTCGTACTGGATCGACGCAGAGGCGTTGGACGCCCCCATCCAGCCGTAGGCGAGGCCGTTGGCGACGGCCGACGTGCCGTCGAAGTACGTGCCGAGCGTGACGTTGCGTTCGACGATGAGTTCGTCGGCGTAGAAGAAGTCCCCTGCAGTCCACGACGACGCGCTGTAGAAGCCAAAGCCGTACTGCGCGGAGGGAGACGCGTTGGCAGACGTCAGGGTCAGCGACCCGGTGATCTGGGTCCACGTGTTGGCCGGGCATGACACGGCAGCACCGGCCGATCCGCCCGTGTAGTTCGGGACCCACCCTTCCCAGTAGGGCTGGATCGAGATCGTCTTGGACGGGTTGACCCAAAGGGACCACTGGAAGGTGTCTCCGGGCGCGAATCCGGTGTTCTGTACGTAGCACTTGGTGCCGAGCTGGCCGGTGCCTCCGGTGACGGACCACTTGATCGACGACGTTCCGCTGTGGAATACACCTGTGTCAACGGCCTTGGTGCCCGTTACGGACGATCCGATGTTTGTCCAGTTCGTCGTGGACGTAGCGGCAGGGTCGAGGGCGAGGTTGGTGCGCAGCGCAACCGGGTTGGACCCGTCGAAGTATGGCGCGTAGACCGCAGTCGCCTCGATGACGCAGCGGTCGAAGTCGAGCGTCGCGCCTGCAGGCATTGCACCGATAGCTCCGGTACCGGAGTAAGGGCCGAAGATGAAGTCAGCGGTCGCAGCGCTGGCAGGGGCAGATGCGGTGACGAACCCACGTGTCCACGTGTTGGCCGCCGTCGGGAAGCTGTTGGAGGTCGAGGTCGTGCCGAGGGAGGTTCCGGACCCGTCGTACCACTGAATGTAGGGAACGAGGTTCGCCGCGACGGAGGAGCGCATGTAGATCGACGCGGTGTAGGTCGTCCCGGGGGTGACGGCGATCCTCGTCAGAGGGTTGATGCCGGAGTCGTTGGGGGACCCTGTGGTCGCGGTCTTCCACAGCTTCCGCATGGCGTAGCCGGAGATACCGTTCTGGATCTGGTAGGAGACTCCGGAACCGCCGTTGCCGCCGAACCACCGGGAGGACCATCCAGCGAGGCCGGGGGCGGACTCGGTCGAAGTAGAGGCGCTAGTGGTTCCGGTCCATGCATGCGTGAGTTCGGCGACGGCTGCGCTGGAGCCGTCGAAGTAGGTGCCGAGATATGCGGACTGCTCGATGAGCACGCTGTCCAGTTGGAGTCGGTTCCCGGACGCGGCGTATCCTGTGAAGTTGACGTACGGGGAACCAACGGTGATGCCCGCTGGGGCGACCACTGTGAGACTCAGCCGAGTAACGGTTCCGAGCGTCAGCGCCGTAGCGCTCTGGGTCGACGAGGAGACGTAGGTCGCTCCGTTGAACCAGTCAATCGTGACGCTCCCGGAGGCCGCCGAGTCGAGGGAGTTGACGTAAACGGACACCGTGTAGTAGGAGCCCGCAGTGGCCGGAAACGCGAGACCAGATTCTTGCGAGTCGCTGATCTTGATGGTCGCGCCGGTAGCGGTATTCGTGGTGGCAATGACGGACTGGGTACCGGCGATGGGCGACGTGGTAGAGAGGGCCAGCGAGCAGTTGGTCCGGGCCAGCCATCCGGTGAGGTTGGTCTCGACGTTAGGGTTGGTGGACAGGTTCGTGCGAACGGTGACCGTGCCGCTAGACGTCTCGAAGTTCGGGTAGGCGCAGAGGTTCGTGCGGACGGTGGTCGTGCCGGAGGCGGACTCGAAGGAGGGGTTCGTGGCGAGGTTGGTCCGCACGGAGGACGGGGCGTCGAGGCGGATGCCGCCGGAGTACTGATTGCCGGAGATCGAGTTGCCGTCGATCAGGGTCGAGTCGACCGAGGCCGAGGGCATGGACGAGCCGGTGTTCAGCAGGACCGCGTAGGACGGTCCGTTGTTCACGATGAACTTGTTGCCGGAGATGGCGTTGCGGTCGGAGTGGTGGCCGGTGGACGGGGCCGAGATCGTGACGAGGGCCTGCGTGCTCGCGGCTGCGGGGTTGCTGACCGTGTTGTTCGCGACGAGGTTGTCGCTGGCGTTCGTGAACGTGACGAGCGAGTTCATCACGCCGCCACCGTCGAGGTCGTTGCCCGCGACGGTGACCTCGTTCGAGGAGATGACGTCGATGGCCGCGTTGGTCGGGAAGCCCGACTGGACGCGGAAGGTGTTGTTCGTGATCGAGCCGTCGCCAGCCCCCGAGACGTGGACGCCGCCGTAGCAGGTACCGGTCGCGAGGAGGGTGTTGCTGTTGACGATGTACTTGGCTGGGGCGACAGCGCCGTTCAGGCTCTGGATCGTGATGCCGTAGTAGTTGCCGTTGATCTCGATGTGGTTGTTGATCAGCTTCACGCCGTAGGCGGTGCCGGTGCTCGTGGTGACCGACTGAATCGTAACGCCGACGCCGCCCGTCGCGGTGGTCGAGGGCACGATGTTGTTGCCGGAGATCGAGACGAAGTCGCAGTCCGAGGTCGTGATCTTCCCCTCGACGCGGGAGTTGCGCACGACGAGGTAGTCCGCCGCCGAGGCGTAGACGGCGTCGGACCCGCAGGACTGCACCGTGACCGACTCGAGGGCGACGTCGTTGGCCGTGACGACGACTCCACGGCCCGAGGATGACCCCCCGCTGAAGACGATGCCACGGATGCGCGAACCGGCCCCGGAGACGGTCAGGAGGTCGGCCGTGGCGTGGTTGTTCTGGATGACCGCGCCCTCGTCCGAGTACATGCGGGACTTGGCCCCGGCGAGCGAGAGGCCGTGCGCGAGGTACGTCCCGGAGGGGAAGCGCACGGCGGTACCGGCCGCTGCCGTGAGCGCGACGTTGATCGCCCCGGTGTCGTCGGTGACGCCGTCACCGACCGCGCCGTAGTCCTTGACGTTCAGGGAGACGGCAGAGCCGCGACCGAGGTACAGCGAGTTGAGCTGGGCGCGGGCGTTGCTCGCGGTGTTCTGGATCAGGTTCGTGATCTCGGCATCGAGCGTCTCGGACTGTTCGAACTGCGGCTCGGCGGGCAGGAGCCGGTTGAAGACCGTGATGTCAGGAGAGTGGTTGCCGTTTCCGTCGATGAGGAAGCGGGCGGTTTCCTGATACTCGCCGTCGTTCGCGATGACGTAGTAGGTTCCGGTGGCCGCGACGGCGAAGCTGATCAGCGCGTTGCTGACAGTGATTGATCCGACGAGGTTGGCCGGGAACCCGCTGTAGTCGAGGACTGAGACTTCGCTCGGATCGAGGGGGATGACTCGGTCGGGGGTCCAAGAGTACGGGAAGGACATGCCAGAATCTCCGCTGCAGAACGATATGGGGTCGCGGCGAAAAAGATATACGTCTTACCGACTCACGACATAGCATAATTATATCGCGGTTTCAACTGGCACCTGCTAAAAAGATACCGCCCGATCCAATGATCGAGCGGTATCTAGGGGTATAGCTGATTACTTCCCGTTCGCCTGCGTCTGCACGTCGATGTTCGGGATGAGGCTGTCCGGGCGGACGACCATCGTGTAGTGGTAGGGGTCGGTCTTGGCCGGGTCGATCTGCTCCGCCACGTAGGTGACGTTGTTGCTGAGGCCGAGGAAGTGCTTCTTGTACTCGTCCGGGCCGACCTTGCACGTGACCTGCAGCTCTCCGCTCTGTGGGTCGAGCGAGCAATACCCCTCGATCTGCAGGAAGACCTTGTCCGTCATTCCGTTGATGAACTGGATCCGGCGGTTGATCTGGAAGTTGTCCGCTGCTGCGGACAGGTTCTTTGATGCGGTGTCGGCCGAGGAGGTACACCCGGCCACGGCGAGTGACGAGAGCAGCGCGGCTGCTGCGACGATGACCTTCTTCCTCACTTGAGGGTCCCTGCCGTGCTCGAGGGCTTGGCGTTGGCGTCCATCGTGATGAGCGGCTTGGACGTCAGGGAGAGCGGTGCATCGGAGTACTTCCAGAGGCCATCCCACTCGACGAGGACGCCGGAGGTGGTGAAGAAGAACACGCCGTTCTCGCCGCCCTCCTCGGGGCCGTACGATCCGTCGTCGTTCATCGTGTCCACGGCGAGGGCGTTGTTCCCGACGACGCTTTGGGTGTTGGTCATCGTGGATCCGGTCGAGGAGACCTTGCCCTTGATCGTGTACTCGGCGAGGACCTGACCGTTCTGGGTCAGTTCGTAGAAGTATCCGATCTTGTTAGGGTCGTTCATCCGGAGCAGACGCTCCTTGAGGTTCGCGCGCTCGGCCGAGTTGTTCATCTGGGAGATCGGGTACGGCTCGGCGTTGGTGAGCTTCTGGGCGTACTGCTCGGTGACCGCCTGCTGTTGCTGCTGGTTGGTGGGTGCCGAGCAGGCGGCGACTCCGAGCCCAGAGATGGCGATGATTGCGCCTGCTGCGATAGCCTTCTTGTTCATCTTCACGTCGTTTGTCCTTCTGTCGTTAGTTGGCGGCTGGGTTGGCGCTCGGCGGGAGCTTGGATGGGTCGGTGCAGACATCCGGCGAGAACGATGCCGGGAGATTCACGGCCTTGAAGTCGGCGGCGGTGTAATTCACGGACTTGTTGTTGTACTCGTTCACGTTCTGCACGCAGAGCTGCTGCGAGCCGGTGACGGCGTTCGAGAGGTTGGTCCGCTGCTCGGAGATCTGGAACCCCTCGCCGGGTGCGGGCGGGTTCGTCTTGTTGAAGGCGTCGAGCTGCTTCTGCGCGAGGGCGGCGTTCTGGGCCTGCGAGCGGATGTCCTTGTCGAGCTGGAAGAACGCGTCGTTCTGGCCGATCCGGTTGGTGGCCGAGTTGATCTGCTTGTGGGCTTCGGCGGCTCCGAAGAACGGCGAGGCGACGACCGAGATGCCCCAGATCGCGAAGCCGACGGCCGCGAAGATCAGGATGAGGCCGAGGATGAACTTGAGGGGGTTTTCATCGAGAGAGTCTGCTGCGACTTCGCTCATGTTGCGACGAGACATTAGTCCCTTTCTTGTAAGTGTTGGGTTGTTGACCTGCTGTGTATCTAGTATGCACCAAGATACACAGCAGGTCAAGTAAGAGATTAGAAGTCCCACTCCTCGTCGGCGAGCTGTTCAGCCTTGCCGATGACGTACGAGGACCCAGAGCCGGAGAAGAAGTCGTGGTTTTCGCCGGAGTTCGGGGAGAGGGCGGACATCACGGCGGCGTCGAACTGGGTCTGCTCTTTGGGGAACATCGGCTCGTAGCCGAGGTTCATGAGGGCCTTGTTGGCGTTGTAGCGCAGGAACTTCTTGACATCTTCAGTGAGCCCGACGCTGTCGTAGAGGTCGGCAGTGTACTTGACCTCGTTCTCGTAGAGGTCGAAGAGCAGGTCGAACGTGAACTCCTTCAGATCGTCGTGTCGGCGCTGCGACTGCTGAGTCTTGAGACCCCTCTGGAATTTGTAGCCGATGTAGTAGCCGTGCACGGCCTCGTCGCGGATGATCAGGCGGATGAGGTCGGCGGTGTTCGTGAGCTTGCTGCGCGAGGAGAGGTAGAGGGGCCAGTAGAAGCCCGAATAGAAGAGGAAGCTCTCGAGCAGGGTCGAGGCGATCTTCTTTTTCAGCGGGTCGTCGCCGTTGTAGCGCTCGAGGACGAGGCGCTCCTTCTCGCGGATCTGATCGTTCTCGGCGGCCCAGCGGAAGATCTCTTCGATCTCCTTATCCGAGCAGAGCGTGGAGAAGATCGAGGAGTAGCTCTTTGCGTGGACCGACTCCATGAACGCGATGTTGGTATAGACGGCCTCTTCGTGCTGTGTCAGAGCATCCGGCAGGAGGCTCACAGCTCCGACCGTAGCCTGAACGGTGTCGAGGGTGGTCAACCCCGTGAAGACGCGGATCGTCAGCAGCTTCTCGGCGTCCGTGAGGGTGGACCATGCCTTGATGTCGTTGGAGAGCGGGATCTTCTCGGGGAGCCAGAAGTTCGAGGTGAGCTTGTTCCAGACCTCGAGGTCGACGGAGTCCTCGATCTCGTTCCAGTTGATCGGGGGGATGAACGCAGTCATCATGGCCTTTCTAGTGCTTGGGTGGTCAGGTTATCAGACACAGGGTTCCAACGGCAACTCTTGGCGGGCGGCGAGGTCGTAGGCCCAATCTCGTATCCGCTTCAAGATGAGCTCAAGGTTTTCGTGCCCCCTTTCATAGGTAGCCGAAATCTGAAGGAGCCGATCATGCCGGATATCCAGAGGATTCAGCACCTTATCCCCGTGCCTTTCTCGAATACGGACTACAGAGTATCCAGACTTCAAGAGCCTATTCGTCTTTTCGAAGTCCTTATCTTCCCTATTCAAGTGAAAAAATGAGCCGTCGTACTCGCAAACTACCAGTACGCCCCCAATGGACCAATGCATGTCGACAGATACCGTTCCACCATCTGACACATCAAGCCGGTCGGTGTGATCAACCGAGATGCCCGGGAACCACTGCCTCAATCCTTCTCGAACAAAAGCCTCAACCCTTGAGGTTTGTCTGAAACAGCATCTAGGGCATCCTTGACCGACGGCCCGGTCGTTAACCGTAGAATCCCATTGATGTCCGTTACGGCACGCCCACTTCACCTTTCGATTGGAGTTACGCGAGAGAGCGTATCCAAGGTTTGGATCAGCAAGTTCTTCGGCCAGATCTGGTGATACGGTCCAGAGGTCGTTGAATCCAACGAGGATTTTTTGATTCGCGCAGATAGGACAGGCGCTATTGCGTCTACTGGATACTGTGGCTTCCCAGACATGGTCGACGTACTTGGTACACCTCCAACTCACCGACTTTCGACTGGACCCTCGAGTATGCTCGTACCCATCTTCGGGGTTAACCAGTTGATTTGCGAGGCCGGGACAGGTAGTCCAAAGATCGTTATATCCTCGATATACCTTTTGGTTTGAGCAGTATGGGCATCCACTCATTTGCGTGGTTCTGTTGGACACGGGAGCCTCCCACACATGGCCCAGTGAGCACCTCCAACTGACCCTCCTGCCTGAGTACTTGGTCAGCTCGTACCCTATGTCTTTGTTGACCAATTGATCCGCCAAATCCGGGTCTGTTGTCCATAGATCATTTGACCCACGATGGGTCTTTTGACCACAGCAGTATGGGCATCCACTACCCTTCGACCTGTGATACACGACGGCGTCCCAAATGTGCTCACGATTTGAGGGGCATACCCACGTAACTCGGCGAGAGGATCCTTTCATCAATTCGTATCCAAGATCTGTATCGAAGAGCTGGCTAGCAAGGTCTGGAGATGTTGTCCAAAGATCCGTCTCACCCCTGATTGCGATTCTACCCAAACAGTACGGACAGCCCGACCCCTTCGTCCTACTGGCAACCACGGCGTCCCAGATATGCCCTTTTTCGCATCTCCAAGAGACTTTTCGGTTAGACATTACAGTAAGGTCATACCCGAGACCCTCGGTCACCAACTGAGCCGCAATATCTGGACGTACACTCCACAGGTCAGTTTGACCTCTAACTACCCTTGCTCCCACGAGTTGTCTCTATCTTCACTAAAAATGATTAATATGCTTAGATAAAGTAGGGCGGACCCTAAAGGACCCGCCCTACTCTTAATCAGCCCTGCCTAAAGTGAGCAGGAAACGCACTCAGTCTGCTCGGTCCCCGAGAGCGTGCTCTGGCGGATGCGCGAATAATAAATAGTCTTGATTCCGCTCTTGAAGGCGTAGATCTGTGCCTTGTTGATCGTCGCGGTGGTGTCGGTGTCCTTGAAGTACAAGGTCATCGAGAGGCTCTGATCGATGTGGCGCTGGGCCGTGGCATAGACGTCAATCAGACGCTCATATCCGACGTCGTAGGAGTTCTCAACGAGGTGGAAGTTTTCGTTGGTCACATACGGCTGGGGGAAGTAAACCCTGCCGGTCCTACCCTCCTTGCGCGTTTCCACCGCGTCGACATGGGGGTGAATCGACGAGGAACTGTAATTCACATAGGAGATCGAGCCAGTCGGCGGAATGGCCTGCAAATAAGCATTATAGAGGCCGTGAACTGAGATGAAGGTTGCCAGTTCAGCCCAGTCCTCGCTGGTCGGGATCTCGATATTGTACTTCTCGAAGATCGCCTTGGTGTTCTCATTAGGAGTCACCATGGACGGGTCTGCGTACTTCTCCGTGAGGAATGCCGGATCAGCGTACTTCGACTTCTCAAACCCATCGAACGACTTCCCGACGCGCTTCGCGATCCGGGCGCTGGCACGGAACGCCTCGAAAGCCACGGTCTGGAAATAGATATTCGTGAAGTCGAGGGAGTTCTCATCACCGTAGCGCATTCCCTCCTTGAGGAAGAACGACGCGAGGTTCATCTGGCCGAGGCCGATCGAATGCGATTTGTCGTTGCCGTTCACAACCGACGGGACCGAGTCCATGCTGGTGATATCCGAGACAGTGGTCAGGGCGTTGACCGCCGTTTCCACACTCTGCCTCAAATTGCCACCTTCCATGACCTTCGCGATATTGAGCGACGCGAGGTTGCACGAGATATCCCGACCGACCATCGAGTAGGACAGATCGTCGTTGAACTCGGACGCGTAGTTGCCTTGAATGATCTCGACGCAGAGGTTCGACATGTTGATCCTCTGGTCCGGGTACGCGGCGTGGGCGCGGTTGGCCGTGTCCTCGAAGAGGACGTACGGGTAGCCCGACTCGAACTGCAGCTCGGCGAGGATCTGGAAGAACTCGCGCGCCTTGATCACGTGAGATCCGTGCTGTGGCTTGTATTTCCGGATGCGCGGATCGTCCACCATCTCGCGGTACTTCTCCGTGACCGAGATGTCGGCAAATGGCTTGCCGTAGACGCGCTGGACATCGTGTGGGGAGAAGAGGTACATGTCCTCGTTCTTCTTGGCCAGCTCGAAGAGAATGTCAGGGATGACGACGCCGGTCGAGAGAGTCTTGATACGGATCTTCTCGTCGGCGTTCTCGCGCTTGGTGTCCAAGAACCGCATGATGTCCGGGTGGAACGCGTTCAGGTAGACGGCACCAGCACCCTGCCGGGTCCCGAGCTGGTTGGCGTATGAGAACGAGTCCTCGAGCAGCTTCATCACAGGGATGATCCCGCTGGAGGCGTCCTCAATCCCCTTGATCGGGGCACCCTGCTCACGGATGTTGGTGAGGAGCAGCGCCACACCGCCGCCGCGCTTGGAGAGCTGCAGGGCTGAGTTGATGCCGCGCCCGATAGACTCCATGTTGTCCTCGATGCGGAGAAGGAAGCACGAAACGTATTCCCCTCTAGAGCAGCGTCCGGCATTGCTGAAGGTGGGCGTGGCTGGCTGGAGCCTGCCGGACACGATCTCTTCGGCGATGTAGCGAGCCTTCTCGATATCTCCGTTGCCGAGCAGCAGCGCGTTCGCTGCAACCCTGTCTTCGTAGCGCTCGAGCCAGACCTTGCCGTCGAACGACTTCATCGCGTACTGGTCGTAGAACTTCAGGGCCGAGAAGTACGACTCGAAGCGGTGCTTGTGCGCGTACACGGCCTTGTAGAGGTCCTTCACATCCTCAAACCGGTACTGATCCCAAATCTGACGTTCGTAGTAGCCGTTGTCAAACAGGAACTCGAGCTTCTCTTCCAGATCGTGGAAAAATTGCGTCCTCGGATTAACAATCTGAATAAAGAAGGCGCGGGCCGCTTCCTTATCCTTCTCGAACTGGACACGCTTCCCCTCACCCCACAAATTCAGTTGCGCATTGAGGGAAATGGGCGATTCAGTCGTTTCCTTCGACAATCTTCAATCCTTCTGTAACGGATTCAACGTCCTCAGGCATGCCGGAAAGCTCAAACACATGCAGGAGGGGCACATTAAGTTTCTCGGAGACGATGAAGCCCGCGAGGGCAAAATCTTCCCCGAAATTCGTGTTGCCGGAGCCGACGACCCCGACACACAATTCTCTATTTGGCTTCTGATTGAGAAACCGGACAACCTGTTTTGGCACGAACCCTTTTCCGTCCGCGCCATATGTGGGAGTCACCAGCACGTAAGGATCGTCCACTTCCACCAGCCCGGCCTCGGAAGTCATCAGCGGCAGCCGAATCGCCGGTATATCCAGCTTTTCAACGAACCGGTGAGTGTTCTCCGAGACCGAGCTGAAGTAGACGATCACTCGGCGGGAGCGGGCTTGAGTGCCTCGATCTTCTCCGGCTGGTACCCGCTCCAGTGGTCTCCGTCCTCGGTCTCGATGACAGGGACCTGAGCGTAGCCAAGCTCGACGACGCGGTTGTAGGCGTCCTCGTCCTGAGTGATGTCAATCTTCACGTACTCGATGTTCTCCTTCTTGAACTTGCGCTCAGAGGAGTTGCACTGGACACAGCCGGGCTTGGAATAAAGGACGACAGACATGCCTAGCCTTCTACTAAATCTTGGGTGGTGAGGGTATCCAGCTTACCACATAAGGGACTGGAGGTTTGAAATCGGGTGTTTGATGACACGCCCATTTCCATCGCCGATGTACTCCACGGTGGCCAGCCGAGCGGCCACGCTGGCGAGAACGCCGACCTTCCCGTTGTGCTTGGAGCCGGTGTCGGAGTCGTACGCTCCGGGCCTCACACGGACGTAGTCGCCGATCTTCACGTTCCCGTAGTCGAAGTCTTCGCGCCACCGGCCTGTGACCAACTTCTCAGGAAGATCTCCGAGCTTCTTCCTCCCAGCATCGGAGAGCAGCTCGAAGACGGCGCCCTTGTCGGCGTCGCTGAGCGGATACTGATCGAGGGCCACGGCAGCGGCCACGACGGCGTTCGTCACGTCCTGCGAGTACCCGAGCGAGCCGACCGTCCGGCGCAGCTCAAGGTAGTCAAACACCAAGAATCTCCCGTATCTTCTCGGTCGGAGGGACGAAGTTCGGACCCTTCAGAACCTTCTTGCCGTCCGGCCCTCCCCAGATCACCGACCCGTCCTCGGCGAGCTTCGTCATGTTCGACTCGTGGATCGCCTTGATGATGACGTCAAGGTCGACGCCGCGCTCGTCGGCCAGCATGTAGCTGAAGGTGACGATCTCGGCGAGCCAATGCCCAACCGCGACGACGTCCTCGGCCTCGAAGGCCGCCTTCAGCCGGGCGAACAGCTCGCGTCGATCCATCGTTACGTAGTCGAAGTCGTCGAACGAGAGGAACTTCCGGAGGTCGATTCCGAACGTCAGACTGGCCCCGTAGCTGACGTAGACCGTGTCCCCGAGGGCGTCGAGGATCTCGACCTCGTCGAGGTCTTCGAAGGCGTCGTCCAGCTCCGTGATGAACTCTTCCTTGATGAACTTCAGGCGGAAGTCCTTCTCCGGTACGTCGATGTTCGGGATCGTACGGATCGGTGCGTCGTAGGTCAGGTGGAATTCCTTGACCAGATCATATACAGACATTCAATACTCCTTGTGGGTAAAAGTGCGCCCCCGAGGTCAACGACGACGGGGGCGCACTCCGATCAGGAAGATCAGACGATCGGCGGGGCCTGAAGTCCGGCGCTCGCCCACGGGTCGCCACCGGCAGGAGCCTGAACGGCTGGGGCCTGAGGAGTCTGAGTCCAAGGATCAGGCTGAGCCGGGGCGGAGAAGCCCTGTGCGGGTGCCTGAGGGGCGACCGGGGCCGAGGCGGCCACGGGTGCAGCCTGAGCCACCGGGGCCGCAGGAAGGCCGCCAGCAGCCGCAGGGCCGGAGCCGACGGCGGGCTTGAAGTTGCGGAGGCGGATGCTCTTCTTACCCTCGTACTCGTTCTCGTAGGTCTCCGCCGTGAAGCGGCGACCAACGAGGGCCTGAAGGACCTGCTCGTCCGAGGGGTTCTTGGAGAAGAAGTTGTCCATGGTCAGGCCGACCGCAGCCATCTGCTCAAAGAACTGCTGCATGGGGTACGGCTTGTCCGAGGTGGCGAAGTCATGCCACTTGCGGGCACCGTTGCGCGGGCCGCCTTCGACCTTGAGGAAGACGCTGTAGCGGACGTGACCGTTCCGCTCGCCGATCCGGCCGACCTCGGGGATCACGAAGGTGTAGACCGTGTCCTTCTCGAGATCCGCGAACGAGGGGGCCTCGTTCGCGACCTTCATGCGATCTGCCCAGCTAGTAACGGGAGACATGTATATCTTTAACCTTCCGGTTGGGGTAGTGCTTTAAAACTTAGTGTATGTTGGAGAGAATGTCAATCCACCGGCAGTGCCAGCGAGTTGGCATTTGCAGGAGGAGCCGGGGGTGCCGGAACTTCCGCAGCGGGCGCGGGGGCCTGTGCGGGTGCAGGGGTCTGGACGCCGAAGATGTTGTTGAAGATGGCCTCGAGCGTCGTGTTCTGGAGCGACGCGGGGACCCCCGCAGGGCGGCACTTGGCCTCGTACTGCGGGTGGTTGCCCGTGAAGAGTTCGCGGACCTCCTTGACCTCTCCGGTCGTCGGGTCCTGAATCTGGTTCGCGTAGTAGTATCCCACGATGTCGAACATGTACGGGACCTGAGACGCGATGCCGCCCTGAAGGAACGGCTTCCACGTGCCCTCGTAGTTCTTCGAGGTCGAGATCAGCACGAGCACCTGAAGCGGGCTGTCCGTCTCGTCATCCTCGAGGAGGTCGCGCAGGTCGCGCAGGTACGCGCCCATGTTCTGCAGCAGGCGTCCCCAGTGGTGGGTCTGCATCTGGGAGCGGCCGTTGATGTTCTCCATCGCCTTGACCTGAATCTCCGAGATGGAGTCGATCACCACGGTGCGGAACGGGTGCTTGCCGCTCTTGAGGTACTCGTACGCCTTGAGCGCCGTGTCCCAGTTGTTCGTCTTCACGACCGCCATGTCCCATGTGCCGTCGTAGACCGGAGGGGCCTCGCGCATCGGGTCCCACTTCACCTTGCGGAGCCGGATGAACCGTGCAGCGCGTTCGGCGTCGAGGAGGAGGATCGGCTTCGGTCCGGTGGCCGCGAAGGTGGACTTGCCGCCACCAGCGGGGCCGTGGATCAGGATGCTGAGTGCTTCGTCAGACATTCTTCCTCTGTCTATTCTGATTCGTCGTTCGCTTCGGTGCCGTACCGCGCGTTCGGGTCGATCTTCTCGTAGAAGTCCTCGAGATAGGCCTCGACGTTGGATCCGTCATCGAACATGTGGCAGGCTTTGAAGAATGGGCACTTGCTGCAATTCCAATCCATCTTGGGAGTTGGATATGCGACGAGCATCGGATCGGCTCCGGCGTCGAGTGCGTCCCTGACCCTGAGTATATCACTAATGGTACCCAGAGTTCTAGTCCACGCGTTCCTCAACGTCTTCTTGTTGAACCGCACGTCGATGCGCTCGTAGAAGGGCGGCTTGGCCTTGCCGGTCCGCTTGACCTTCTTGAGCAGGTTGTAGATTCCACCATCCACAGGGGTTGAATCCTCGTCCGGCATGCGCCGCTCGAGGTTCGTGTAGAGCATGAGCTGCTCCGACTGGTGGGCGTGGAGGTAGTAGTTCGTGAACTGCGCGGCCGACTTGTGGTCGACGACGCAGCGCGAGCCGTCGGAGCGGCGGCGCACCCGTAGGTCCACCTTGCCGATGACGTTCACCCGGCCGCCGAACTCCTCCGGGGCGTGCTCGAGCTTCTTTTCCGCGCCGATGACGTCGAAGTAGGCGTCAGCGTTCGTCTCCTGAAGCCACTCCCAGTAGCCCTCGACCATGATGCGGCCGAGTTCGGACTCGGACTCGAACTTCTTGATGCCCTCCTCGCTCTGGGACTCCAGCGTGTTCAGGAACAGGCCGTTGTCCATGTTCTGCAGGCGCGCGTAGACGTCCACTGGGTGGTCCCCGGTCGTGTAGTAGGCCTCGAGCGAGTTGTGGATCCGGGTCCCGAGTGGGAGCGGGCCGAGGAGGGACTTCTCCTTGGGGCCGAGACCGGCGTAGTAGCTGAGCCACCACCGTCGGCGGCACCCCTTGAACGTCTGCATCTCCGAGTTGGAGATCTCGACGAAGGGTGCCGCCGACCCGAGGACGGGCTGGAGCATCGGGTGCGTCACAGCGGGCGGTATCCGTTCTTCGCGAACAGCTCCCACACGAACGGAAGCTCGGCCTTGACGTGGTCGCCGATCGCATTGGAGACCAGCTCGATCTCGTACGTCGGGTGCGAGCGGGTCTCCGCATCCTCGCCCCAGTCGGTGCGGAGCGAGAGAAAGTTCGTCAGCGAGCGGAGGTTCGCCGTGTAGTAGAGCGAGCTGAAGATCCCCAACGGGAGCACGTCGCGGGCAACCTCACGGGCCACGTTGTTGGAGAGCATGTACTGGTACTCCTGCCACGCGACCGTGTACGACCGCAGGAAGGACTTTTCCACAAGCTCGTGCATCTCCTCAGTGCCGTCGACGAACTCGTAGTGGCCGACCTTCCCGACCTGCTGGAGCTTGCGGTCACGGGCTGGGAAGTAGAAGATCGGGTCGAGCACCTTGTAGCGGCCCGACTCCTCGTTGAAGCTCGACACGCGGTGGCGCAGCATCTCGCGGGTCACGAAGATCGGGGCCTCGACACGGAAGGTGAAGACCACGTGCTCGAACGGGCTGGCGTGCCGGTTCTCGGCGAGGTAGCGCACGAGCCCCTCGTCTGCCTTCGACCCTGCCGAGCCTGAGCCCTTGGTGGAGACGCGGGCCGCCTCGACGATGCGCTCGAGGCTCCCCATCGCGTCGACCAGCTCGACGGTGATGTCGCTGCGCCGGATGATGATTTCGTCAGTCACTCGGACTCTTCCTCTTTCTCTTCAGGGTTGGCAAGCTTGTCCACGTCCTCGGACGTGATCTCCTCGTTCTTGAGGAACTTCTCCATCAGGGCCTTGTCGCGGAGGATGAACTCGAGCTGACGGCCCTTCTCCTCGACCGCCTTGAACACGACCTCCTGAGAGGTCCCGCTCGTGACGTAGTCGATGATCTGGACGCTCTCGTGGATCTGGGATCCGATGCGGTGGACGCGCCCCTCGGCCTGCGTGTTCTCGATGTTCGACCAGCTACGCTGGAGGAAGATCGCGGTCCGGCCCTTGGTCAGGGTGATGCCCGTCCCACCGGCAGCGATCGTGCAGAGGATGATCTTCGTCTGACCGCTCTGGAAGTGGTCCATGTGGGCCTGACGCTCGAGGGCGTCCTGATCCCCGGTGATGAGGCCGTGGTAGATCCCGGCCTTCGTCAGGCGGGCCGAGAGCAGGTTGATGAGCTGCTTCGACACCGCGAAGACCACGATCGAGTCCTCGCCGTACTCCGGAAGGTCCTCCATGAACGCGTCCAGAGTCGCGGACGGGTCGGAGAGGGTGACGACGGCCTTGTGCTCGACCTGCCGCGTCTCCTCGTTGTAGACGTCCTTGTACTCGACCTCCGCGTACGCCGAGGCGAACTGCAGGAGCCGGGTCATCTTCGTCAGTGGCGAGGTGGAGGTGAGGATGCCGCCGTCCAGCTCGGCGATCATCTGGTCGCGCATCTGCTCGTACGC